AGTCAAATCTTTACTCCGGTCATAAGTTTACCAGAACTTGAAGCATTGGTTTATAACTGGACATTCTTTGAAACTAACATTCACAGTCGTAGTTACAGTCACATTATTCGTAACATCTACAACGTGCCTAAGGAAGTGTTTAACACTATCCACGACACTGAAGAGATTGTAAACATGGCGTCAAGCGTTGGCGCATACTACGATAAATTACATCAGATTAACTGTGCTGTAGAATCTAACGGCGACATCAAAGAAGAAGATCACATTCGTGCAATCTATCTAGCACTACATGCAAGTTATGCCTTAGAAGCATTCCGCTTCATGGTCAGCTTTGCTACAAGTCTTGCTATGGTTGAGAACAAGATCTTTATTGGCAATGGTAACATTATTAGTTTGATCCTACAAGACGAATTGCTACACAAAGGTTGGACTGCTTTCTTGATTAATCAAGTAGTCAAAGAAGATACTCGTTTTGCTAAAGCAGCTCAAGAATGTCAAGAAGAAGTTCTACAAATTTATCGTGATGTTATTGCTGAAGAAAAGGCCTGGGCAGATTATCTGTTCCAAAAAGGTCCTGTTATTGGTCTTAATGCTAACATCTTAAAAGATTTTGTAGATTATACTGCTGCTAATGCTCTAAAAGAAATTGGCATAAAATATTGGAATCCTGCATCAAAAACTACACCAATTCCTTGGTTTAACAAACACAGCGATACCAGTAAAAAACAAACTGCTTTACAAGAAAGCGAATCAACTAATTATGTTATTGGTGTTATGAGTGATAACATTAAATACGAAGAATTACCAGCAATTTGAAAGGAACAATAATGAACAAAGCTGTTGTATGGAGCAAATATCATTGCCCGTATTGCGATCAGGCCAAAGCTCTGCTAAAAGCAAAAAACATTGAGTTTGAAGAGCGTAAAATAGGCGACGGGTTTACTAAAGAAGAATTATTAGAAGCTGTTCCTAATGCAAGAACAGTTCCACAGATAATTATTGACGGAAAATTAATTGGCGGGTTTACTGATTTACAAAAATACATATCAGAAACTATGGAACCGCAGATGAACGGATAAAATATGCTATTAGAAAAATCAAAATTTTCACAAGGTGACACTGTCAGCCTAAAATTAATTACAGGAGAAGAAATAATTGGCAAATATGTTAAAGAAGACATGTCAACAATTACTCTTAGTAAGCCACTTATGCTAGCTATGAGCAAGCAAGGTCCTGCTATGATGCCATTAATGATGACTGTAAATCCTGAACAAGATTTTGCAATAAATAAACAAGCAATTATTTTGCAGGGCGAAACTGTTAAAGAAATTGCAGATCAGTATACGTTTCAAACTACAGGAATACAACCTGTTAGTGCAGGGAGTATTGTAACAGGATAATATTATGGCAGTGACATTTACGGCAGCACAAGCATTATTAGCAGCACAAGCAACTGCTTTATCTACAGAAGCAACTGCTGCTGGATTAACTAGCCTAGCTGCCGCATTAACTAATTTAGCTACTGAAATAACTCAAATAGTTAGCGAACAAGAATTCTTTGGAGGAACAACCAATAGTTCTGTCACAAGCGGTACACCTCCAGTTACAACAAATACAAGCACTGACTCTGGATCAGCGGCACTTGTATGGGCGCAAACATTAGAAACTGCTGCTTCTATAATTAAGGCAAAGAATTCAACTGCTGTTAAAACATCAATTTCTGCAATTGAAACTGACATCAATACTGTAGCATCTAATTCTACAACAATTAAAGACAAGCAAACTATAATAGCTGATAAACAGACTGTTATTGCTGATAAAACAACTTCTATTGAAACATATCAGAAAAAACTAAAAGAGCTTGGAGAAACTACCGGTATTAGAAGCAGAGGCCCGTTTGAAACTTGGGGTAATATTTCTACTTACAAGTATCTAATAGAACAGGCTAAAATTTTAGATGAGACTAACAAGGCATCTCCAGATTTACAAGAAAGAGCACTACAATCTATTCAAGATTACCTAGCTGTTATCAACGAAAAAGGTAAAGAATTCTAATGCCAGGTGTAGCTAGAATTGGCGATACAACATCGACTGGTCATGGGTGCGACGGCACAACAACAATTACTGGCCCAACTGGCGCTGGTGCTAATGTTTTTGCTAATAACAAACCTGTAGAGTGCCAAGGTAATCCCACTGTTATCCATAGATACGGTGGCCGCCGTTGTTCTGCACAGCATGAAGCAGTAATAAATGCAGGGTCCCCTAATGTATTTGTTGCCAACATACCGTTGGCTAGAATTGGCGACTCAACAGACGGTGGCGCCATTATTTCTGGTTCTGAAAACGTCATAGCCAATTAATTTGACATTTCTGTTTGAATACTGTATATTTACAGTATGAAAAAAATTATTCTCACAGACGCAGACGGTGTTATTTTGGATTGGGAGTATGCATTTGATGTCTGGATGCAACAACATGGCTTTCAAAAACAAGACGGCGGCCAGTTTGTCTACAACATTGGCAAACGCTACGGCATAGACCCCGAGCAGGGCAAAAAACTAATCAAAATTTTCAACGAAAGTGCAGCAATTGGGTTTCTACCCCCACTTCGTGATGCCATGTACTACATCAAAAGATTACATGAAGAACACGGTTACATATTCCACTGTATTACTAGTTTGAGCAGGGACGAAAATGCTCAAGAACTACGTACAATGAATATTCGTAAACTGTTTGGTAAAACAGCCTTTGAAAAGTTCATTTATCTTGATACAGGCGCAGACAAAGACCAAGTATTACAACAGTACGAAAACAAACGATACTGGTGGATAGAAGATAAAATTGACAACTGTCTAGCCGGTCATAGAGTGGGTCTCAAACCACTGCTTATGGAACACGGACATAATATGGATTTCTATCACGCAGAAATTCCTAGAGTAAAAAATTGGAAAGAAATTTACGACCGTATCGTAACAGAGAATAACTAAAATAAAGGAGACTAATATGTCAGCAAACAGATATTCAGATTTTACCGCAATTGTAGAAGCAATGGAAAACGACTTCGAAAAATTCTACGATAAAGAAGTTGGCGCCGCGGGTACTCGAGTTCGTAAGCATTTGCAAGAACTTGCCAAACTTTGCAAAGAAGTACGTAACGATGTAACCGCAGTTAAAAATACTCGCAAAGAAGCAGCTACTAAGTAATAAATACCAAACAAGGAGTTTGGTATGGCATATTCAAATCAAGTTATCGATCACTACGAGAATCCTCGCAACGTCGGTAGTTTTGACAAAGGCGATGCTTCTGTAGGCACTGGCATGGTTGGGGCACCTGCTTGCGGTGATGTAATGAAATTACAGATAAAGGTAGACGATGAAACGGGTATTATCACAGATGCGCGATTCAAAACGTATGGCTGTGGCTCGGCAATTGCCAGTTCATCACTCGTTACGGAGTGGGTCAAAGGTAAGACGTTGGACGAGGCGGGATCTATTAAGAATTCTGAAATCGCCACAGAACTTGCTCTCCCCCCAGTTAAAATACATTGCTCAATTCTTGCTGAAGACGCGATTAAAGCGGCTATAGAAGATTACCGTAAAAAGCACTGATGTCCGGGTATTGGTCAAGAGAAAATACTAAACATTGGATCGCACAATTAGAACACAGAATTGAAGATATTGAATATTATCTTCGACGTACAGTTGAATGGTGTGAAGAAAACGATGTTTACGAAGATAGGATTGTACTTGCCTGTGCGGTTATGACTGCCGCATGGGTGAGTTACATGAGACAAGAACCTCTTAGCAAACAAGAAATATTTGAAATTTTAAACGTTGACGGTTGGGAAAATATCGAAGACGGACTATTCGAGTTTAACTCAAACTATGATCATTTGGAACACGAAGAACTACTCCAAATGATTGTCAACTCAATTTAATTGACAAACAGTTAATTAACCGTTATAATAATGGTTATGTTTATAACTTTTGGTGAAAAATTATGACTATGCATCTTGAAGGACCTTGGTTGAGTACCACTGGTAAGCGTAAAGGCAAGCATAAATTTCGAAATGCTGAAGAAGCAAGAAAGGCCAGAGAATTGGACGAAAGTTGGAAAGCTCTCCAAAAAAAGTGGGGAGTTGAACAAGAACAGAAGCGGAAGAATCGAGCATTAACTGCTGAGGTTTGGAAGCCTGTGCCCGTTGTTTACAGACGAGAAACTGAAAAGATTCCCAGTCTGAATGGCGGTGCTGACATGAGTCCGGCTTTAAAACCGCCGGCTAAGGTGTATACGGGTACAAAAATCAAAGGTATTGGCACTATGCACAAGAGTAATGCAGTTCCAATTTTTAGTGATGAGGAAGCTAAGGATATTGCTAAAATGCGTAGATAACTTGTTGTTATCTTTGATAATTAAAAATACGTCGGCAAAATGTAGTTATGAGCTACAAGACGTGCAGAAGTTTTTAATATTTTTTGGACTTCTGATGTATCCCAAAGATACATTTAACTTAAGGAGAAAAGCATGGAAAAAATATTACGGATATGTATTTTTACCGTTAGTTTTTTACTAGCAGTAGGAATAGTCAAAACCGTTACTGCTCAAAAATTTGAGAACCTAAAGGAATCAATGATGGTTTCTTCAAAGGATGTAGTAACTATTCGTGAGAGAGAAAGACAATTAGATTGTCTAGCCAAAAACATTTATCACGAGGCTGCAAGTGAACCTTTTGAAGGTAAGGTTGCTGTAGCACAGGTTACCCTAAACAGAGCTGAAAGTGGAAAATTCCCAACAGACGTCTGTGCTGTAATCTATCAAAAGAATGTGATTTATGAAAAAGTCATTTGCCAATTCAGTTGGTACTGTGAAGGACATGGTGCTAACAAATTAATTAGAAACAGAGAAGCATACAACGAGAGTATGGCTGTGGCTAAAAAAGTTCTACTTGAAGGATTCCGTTTGGATATCATGAAGAAGGCCATGTATTATCATGCCGACTACGTAAGCCCCGGATGGAAGAAAGAAAAAATTGGTAAAATTGGTCGTCACATTTTTTATAAGGAATAAAAATGAGTTTTGATATTAAACAAGTAACAGCCTTTGTCAGCGACAAGTTCAAACATATTTCTGCAGAAACTTTGGGATGGCTGGCAGTAATTGTAATTCATTCTGCAACTGTACCCAGTCTATTGGCAGTTATGGCCGGACTCACAGATAGAATGCCAAGTGCAGATATTGTGCTGTTAGGCTGGTCAGGATTGGCATTACTGTTCCTAAAAGCCGCAGTTCAAAAGGATCTGCTTAACCTAATTACAATTGGTTTGGGATTTATGCTACAGGCTATTTTAATGGTTTTGATATTTTTTAAATAACCAAAACTGTTGACTTTTAAGAACCTCTATAGTAAACTAATACTGTAGAGGTTTTTTTATCAACTCACACACAGAAAGGCAAGTATGAGAATCTTAATAGGCTTTATTTTAGGCTTAATTGTAGCCACTGTTGGATTTAGCGGTATCGCTAAAATGCTAGACAGAGGCGTTGAACAAATCAAAACACAGTCACAGGAGTTAGCCAAATGAAAAAATTTATTCTTATTCCGATAGTTGCGGCACTGACCGCTTGTTCAGGTATGAAAACTGTTGAGGAACGCAAAACATTCGCAGTACCTAATTGGTATCAAGATTGTCAACAAAGCTCAACTAAGGGTTGGTTTTGGTGGAAGAAGGAATTCGCTAATGCCTGCGGCGGTGGTGAAAGTGTTTACGCTCAAGCAGCCGAAGAGCAAATGTATGCCATTGCTATGAATAACTTTGCCAAACGCATTAACAGCGAAGTTAACTCCGAGACCGAAATCCTTTTTGTCAACGATAAGAAAACTACTAAAACTCGTATTTCTTATGTGGTCAAAGACACTACCATTCGTGAACATCTGCGTACAGAAACTGCACATTTTACCATGCAGGGCAAACACTATACTTTTGTACGTTTAGAAATGCCCAAGGCAGTATTTGATCAACTGATTGCAGAAGCCAAAGCTAAAAAGACTCAATAATGAAAACTCTTAGTGCGGTAGTTGGATTACTGTTTTTAGGTGGTTGTGCTAGTGCTCCACCCCCTAAACCTGTAAGTCAGTTTTGTTTTACTACAAAAAATGTAGTTTTAGAAAACGGACAATCTGTTTCTAGCAGAGTACAAGTGTCTTGTTCAGATGACCCTACTACAAGATATTTGCCAGCTAAAGTAGGATTGAGTCCGCAATGCGGATGGTCAAAACAATACGTGAAAAAAGGAAGTGGTTATGTCGAACATGCTTTCGTATCTTGCCAGAGGCCGGACGGTCTTTGGGAAGTTCCTGATTTGCAGTAGTTTTATTGCTACCCCAGCCCTAGCACAAAACTGGCATAGCCCTGCTTTTGAAAGCTGGGCAGATCCAAGAACAGGTGCCGGTATAGTTTATAATATTGCCAAATGGTTTAGTTCTTCCCTATCAGATGTTGACAAGAAAAAGCATCAACAGACAGTGCTTTTTGCTTTAAATAATCTAGATCCTGGGCAAACAGTAGTTTGGCACAACGAAGCCTCAGATTCTGAGGGTAGAGCTACTATTGCTGTAAGATATGCTACAACATCAGGAACTTGCTGTAGAATCTACAGTTATGTTCGAGTAAAAAATAATCAACGCACTTATAGCGATACTGCCTGCTTGGACGGAAACCATAAGACTTGGACTTTCGTTGATAAATATTAGAACAGATAAGGAAGCTATAACATGGCATCAGGATTTCAATTAGACAATAACCAACTAAGCCCAGATTTTTATCGTGTGGTTTTAACTCTTAGCGGCGGTACAGGAAACTACGGCGCGGCAAGCCCAGCTAACGGCGCAGTAAACCCATACAACTGGGATAGTTTTGCTACATTACCAACAAGCGATGCAAATGCACAGCGTTTGGCCCGTGGAAATATGCGTTGGCAAGCTATTATCGAAGAAGTTACTAAACACGCAGATGCTCAAATCATTGACGTTGAAGTAACTAGCGCCGATACTACAAATGCAAATAATGTACCAACTGCTATCGCATTTACAATTAAATTTGACAGAGATGATTTTGTACTAGGCGGTGTAACTAAGTCTGTAACATCATTCACACCAACTACAGGCGGCGCTGTTACAATTGATACAACTGCCAAAGCCTTACGTTATCTAGTAGCACAGGGTATTCTACGTGGCGGTACAAGTGGTTACACACGTAAATGGAACACTTGGAGTTTTACCAATCAAAACGGTCAAGTTGAATCTATTACCATTCAGCGCCCAGATGCAGATGCAGATGTGTACGATGACGTTGCAGTAACTATTCTCGACGGAACAGAATTAGTATCTGTAGTATAAGGACAAGATGATTTTAGCCTGGCTGTTACTTCTTACCGGCCTTACCATCTCAGCAGTAGCGATC